TGAAGGAGGATAACGAAATGACCGAAAGATTGGAAAAAGCGTTGGACGAACTTAATGACCTGATGAAGGAAGTTAACGAGTTAAAGAAAGATGAGGGCGGCGAAGACTTCTCTGAAGCACCTGCTGAAGAAGAAGAAATGCCTGCACCTGAAATTGAAGCGATGGATAATGAAGAAGACGATGATACCGTTGAAGCATCAGACACCGCTTATGAAGGAGATGAAGAACAAAAAATGCGAACAGGTCCAGAAGGTCCCGTTGAGCATGGTTATGGTGATGATTTGGCCGCTGGTCAAAAGCATTCACAAGCAGGCCAAGTTGGACAATTGTATAAGGAGTGGCAGAATGACGACTTCTCTACACTTGACTTGTCTGTTGAGAATGTAGAAAAAGCCTATGATGCGTTTAAGGCAGAACAACTAGAGAAGATGGCCTATGATTCATTAAAGACCAAGTTTGCAGAAAGGTTTGCTAATGAAACATCTGTCCGTAAGGCTGATGTTGCACGAAGCGAATATGATGCAAAGAATGAGGTTGAGACCCTAAGAGAGGAGTTTGCTTCTCTTCGTAAGAGCCTAACACAACAGTCAGATGAGATTGTTAAGGCTCAAACTATTGAGGTTCCCGACTTTGATGTAGGTGAAATGTCTTGGACAGACATTCATAACATCATTAGCGAGTTTGAGGAGTGATAAAAGATGAGTTACATTAAGACAATGAAAGACTTAGAAGCCGCAACCTACGGTGTTCGTGGGGGAAGCGGTAATGCTTTGTTAAAGAGTGCAGGTGTTGTAGCGTGGGGTTCTTCAGGAACAGGCCACGATACTGATGTTGCTGGTTTATCCGGTGCTTCGGGCCTTGCTGACTTGTATAACAGGGCTTATGGACAGAAAGTATGGTCTATGCTTAACCAAGAGGTTAACGCGCTGGCTATGCTCGCCAAGAGGCCATATACGACTAGTGGCTGGCGAGTGCTAAAGAAGAGAGCAGAAGGTGGCTCAGGTTCAACCTTCGATGTTACCCTAAGTGGAGCAGCAACAGCGAGAGGCGTTGATGCACCTTCTGCGGATAACATTGGTGGTGTTGCTGAGAATGCATCTTTGGGAACAGGTAACGATATTCCGGCCATTACGCCCGAATACACGAAACTCTACACAAGCCCTAAGACTGTGGCTCATTGTTTGAGTTCTCAGAATTGGCTCTTGAGATGGCTAAGATAGATGATGGCGTTGGCGATTTGCGCTCTTTAATCCGTGAGGATATGGGCAAGCATCACGCTGAAGTTCAGAATAAAATGCTATTGATGCCATTAGAGGCTTATGACCAAGTAATAACTGGAAGCGATAACCGAGTGAATGTAAACAAGAATTACACATCTCTAATGAAGGTGTGTGCTTCAAGCCAAGAACTAGAAGCAATGGTTGATGCGTCAATGCTAGATGATTCAACAACTAGCACCGGCGGTCTAACAGCAACCCTTAGCACTATCTTTGGGGCTACTGACAGGCAATTGGTTAGCAATGCTTACAATGCATCTTTCCTTGATGCAGAAGTTGATTACGGCTCAGGATATGCGGCAGGAGATGCTCGCGTTCTGACGCTAACAATCATTAACGACATGCTGCGAAGGCTGCGAGAGAACGGTGGTAGTCCGAAGGTTATCTTAACCGGGTATGACACTATTCAGCATCTTGGAGACCTATTGCAGGCACAGGAGAGGTTTATGGACAGAAAAGAGGTTATACCAACACACGGCGGCGTTCGTGGTGTAAAGGGTAGAGAAGTTGGCTTTAGGGTCGCTACCTACTACGACATCCCGATTATCCCGTGCAAGGATATGCCTAAGACTGGAAATGGCTCAAATAAACTGAGTGATATGTTAGTGCTAGATACTGACCACTTGTGGATTTCGGTGCTAAAACCTACCCAATACTTTGAGGATGGTATAGACCACGGAAACCCATTCGGTGTCGGAACTCTCGGAAACCAGGCAATGTATAGAACCATTGCTGAAACCGGCTGTTCCTTCTTTAAGGGTCAGGGTAAAATAACTAACCTAACCAGTGCATGAAGGTGATTAAATGACGGCAACTGTAACCTTAGTTGGCGACCATAAGGGTATAACTAGGCCAAAGGCTGTAGGAGATGAGTATGTTGTTGATGCGAATATTAACATCACTGCTTACACTGCTAACGGAGAAGTCATAACAGCGACTTCTCTGGGTCTAAGCACCCTTCATGCTGTCTGCATCACAGGCCAAGAAAAAGGAGTTGGAAACGCAGGTTTCTTAGCATCTATCGAATTAGACACTGCTGGCGCTTATGCTAGTAGTTCTTCGTTTCAGATTGTTGCTACGGACTTTGATGGAACCAATGCCGCAGCATCGGCTAATGACGACATAGGTGTTGTCAGAGTCCGTGCTTGGGGAAACCTTTGATTGTTATAATGTGGCCTTTGGCCCCTTCGGGGGCCATTGGTCACTAAAAAACCTATTCG